GTCCTCTGTCGTGTAACCATGTTACACGACCTCTTGTTCTAATCCTTAGTCTTACTACTAAAACTAACACTATGAACGCACCACTAGGTGAGAATGAAACTTTAACCAACGATACTATATCGCCAAACAACGATGATAATCAATACGCCAAACGATTGCTTGAAAGGTGTCTAGACACCGCAACGAAACGACCAAATCCTAGGGCCGTTAAAGATGATGTTAAAGCATTGATGGAAACTAACGAGTTATTTACCAAGAAGCACGTTAAAAGTTATGTTCACATAACATTCCATGTTGACGAGATTGATCAGGCATTGTTGATAACTACATGGGCTCCCTTGCAATTCAGATTTGCAAAGAATGGGGAGCGACAACCACATGCTTACGCCCACGCAAGTCGCTTAGCTTTTGAAGCTTACGTCTGTTGGTTAGTGGGATACAGCAATAAAAGAAAATACACCGTTTCTCAGAAAGAGTATGTTAACGGTAAGATAGTGAACGTCTCTTATCCCGCGAAATGTATTAATGATTTCGGGGGGGACGTTAGACGCAATATTAGGCAAAGACGTGAAAACTTTCACAGCCATAACCCGATACTTGATATCAGAGACCAGATGAGGGTAGCCGATACTGATAGAGTCATTGATGATTTACTATACACCTCCACCGACGAAACAGTTATTCGCATGTGTAACTCCATTAAGAACGGAGACACCGAATTTATGTGCAATAATAAAGGTCAAAATTGTACCAACAAAGCACCTTATATGATGTGCAACCACTCTACCTATGACGCAAGACCACAAGATATTGTGGATGCGATGGTTAATGGTTCCTGCGTAGCTGGTTATGTATATTTAATTTACAACCCAGCCATATTGATTAAAAATGAAGGTACGCTAAGACATACGATAGGCTCGCAAACCGATCCAACCGCTGTTGGCGGAATTAATTGCAGCTGGAAAGTATATGAACACCCCGAGACCCACAGGAAGATGATAAGATTTAACTTTATTAATGATAATTCCCTGTGTTACGTGCACGATTATGAAACCTACTGCTCCTTGGTAACTAGTAGTATCATCCTATCTAGTGATGGTGCTACAGCAGTAGGTTGTGAAGTTCAGAAAGAATGTAACGGTGAGGTAGTCATTAAGTTGACGCGGTTGAGGAAGAATTGGTTCACAGCAGACACTAGACTGTATACAGTTAACACTGTTATAGGTATGGACAGAATTACCGTAGTACAAGGTTTTGTCTTAAATAGCAATGTTTTAACCAGAAAATTAATTAGTTTACCAACCAGAACATATAATGAAATAGTCGCACACTGCATAAGAGCTTATAATGAAAAATTTCAATTAACCCAAATCTATGCTGTAGCCTGTACTTACAATAAGTCTGTTGTTATAAATGCGACCGAAGTAGTTTGTGCTGAGAGTGTAGATCCTGTTGAACTTTTAGAGGCCGTTGTGATAATTTATGTTATGACATATATTCAACGTTACGAAGCAGGCCAAATTACCAAACTACTAGTCGATGACGTAAAGAAGACACGTGAATTAAAAGAGAGAAGCTGGTTTGTGAGAGTCTGGGAAAATGTTAAAAGGAAATTCGAAAAGGATGTCGAAAGTTTTACTATGGACAACGAAGATTTCAAAAGTATACCATCCAAATACGTGAGAGATTCTGTGGCCTGCGCTTTTGAAGGCGAGAAAGGTCCTTGTTCTTTTTTTAAGAAAGTAATACAAACAATTCACTCTTGGGCTGAGGTCGAACCAAAATATAACATCGGTGCCACTACCGCTTTCCGAGCTTTAACAGTTGAGCAAGTGTTAAAAGTCGATGAGGCTTGGACTAACGCTTTCGGCAATCCCACAACTGCCGTCTTCGACCCAGAAGTCCAAGAAATACGTGACCTGAAGAGGCAAGTTGAGAGTTTGGTTGATGAGGCTTTAGCTGAAGATAACACCGATCTCAACACCATGATGCCGGCTATAGAAGATTGGGTCGACTTCAATAAACATCCTTGTGAACACCAAAATAGCCCTGCTGGCACGTCGAAAGGTAACGGCCTTTGCTGGTATGATTCGATCAACCAATGTTTGGGTCTCAAAAGAGACGAAAAGGCGCTGCAAAAAGAATTATTATCGTCTGCTGCTATGTTGAAACTGAGTACGACTGATGCTCAAAATGCTCGCAATATTTTATCGGCTAAGCTGGGCAGTTATGCAGCCTGGGGAGATGCATCCACTTCCAAACTTGTTGCTTTCCATTTTAATGTTAACATATGCATACATATAGATGGATTAACTGTTGGTTGGAGGTTTATACATAACCCTAAAAGAAATACCATACATTTGAAATTAGAGAATGCCCTAACTAAGTCACCACATTATCGACCCGTCTATTCTGTTAAATTAGGCGGGGGAAAACATAGCTTTGAATATATTACCAAAAGTCCTTATCCTTTCCTAAGCAAAGGCAACCGCATTAGAAACGCTATACGCATCTATGCTGGCGACACATTAGTTCAATGTTTCAAAGGTAAACATGAAGGGATAATAGAAGAAGCTATTAATAAACTTTTCGATAATGACGTATGGCAACGTCGTATTTATGTTAAACAACCGCAGATTTCTCCTGATCCGACACCTCCATCTCCTCCCACTCCCGTAAAGAGTAAAATACCCAAATTCAAAAAATTTTCTTCAATAGCAAAACAGATTAAATCCAAAGCGGCTACTGTTCTTAGGTCCAGTTCATCAGCAGGGTCCTCTACCAGTGGATCTGATACGCAGTCAGTGGCCAGCAGTAGCGATAGTTTCCCACCGATAACGCCGTTACTGGATGATTCTATCAATTCCGAGTGGGATTTTAGCCAACTTGATACTATAGTTGACGACAGTCAATCCAACCTTCAATTAGTGCCTTATGCGGGACCAATGGCACCTTTACCTGACATTTCTTTTGGTGATTTCGATGATAGCTTTTCTGACATTTTGTCTTATGCTTCGTCTCAAAGCGAAATTTCTGATACCACAATTTCAACTTCATCTAGTGATGGTATCAGTATAAATACGCTTTCTTCCGATCTTTCAGATGACGTGGTGATTGACCATATGGATCAATCCGACACCGATTCCAGTGATGATTTTGAAGAACCTGATATAGACTCACTTGTCATAGATTGTCTTGCTCCTATGATAAAATACTATGACGTGGGTTTCATCCATCACCATCCATGGCCCCAGTTTGTTGAACAATACATCTCAGCCCCAGCTCTTCTACTTCTTCCAAGTTTTGATTACGTACCAGATAATATTCACGATACTAAGTTAATTTTCAACGTAGATTTTTCTAAAGTCGAACCTATAGATAACAGTAACACGAGCTCAGATGAATCTGATGATCTTTTGAGCGACGAGAAGTCTAAGACTAGAAGTTTTCTCGAAAAAATGGCAACGTTAATAAATAATGATAGCCTCCAGTCTAATTCGGATGAAGAAACAACTTCTAACTGTGGACAGAGGAAGCTTTATGCTTTGACGGACGTGGAGGAGGGTGCAACTGTTTATATTCTCAAATGCAAGGAACATAGTAAATTTTATCCTGAGTTTAAAGTGAGCGTAAACCTACGTGAACCGACAATAAAGGAATACATCAACATATCCAAAAAACCAGATTTCGATCATGACTCATATTTTGTTACAGACACCTTTAGGTTAATTGACCATTGCGGAGCCGGTCGTTGTGTATACGTTTATCCTGAACTACCATCTAAACCAGCGAAATCTACTTTAAAGGTTGATAGCGGTTCAAGAGAAAAGAAAGAGTTGCGCCTCGGCCCTAAGATCACACGACATGATGAGCTGCTACATTTTACACCCGGATCGATTATAGTTCACGCTATACACGACGAGTGGCTTAACGATAAAGGCGAACCTAAAAGTTATAATGGTTTTGCTAAATCAGTAATGAATTGGTATGGTGCAAAGAGATATAGGGAAACCATGCTTCGACACAAGAAACAAGGTATGAAATACGCCGTCGTATACAAAGATGACGTCACTGTCATAAATGTGATATCCCAACCAACTACTGTCTATTGCGACGTTACTTCCGCTTTGATGTCGTACTCTAAGCGAAATCGTGCGGACACCTTTAGTATGATACGCATAGGTACAGGTATGTGGAATAGGTCTGTTGAAGATTTCGAAAATTTCCTTTCGTCCTTACCACCTTCATATAATTTGAATGTTTACAACGGACCAAAAATCACAACATCCGGAGAGATCGATTTCTCTACTTTAGACAGAGATACTTCCGTAGTTGTTACAACAGCAGTAAACCTTGACAATATGGACCTTAAATCAGCCATAAATATAGTGATTATAACTTATGAAATTAACCACAAGTCTCTGGACCTTTTGGATACGAATCACTCGTTGGTTTTTACCGCCAGGGACTCAGTGTTGATGGCCGTTAGGAAATTGCGAAAACATAAAATAGACAATAATACTGTAATTAGAAGTGATGTAGATTTGGACGGTTTCCCTATTGTAAGAATAGAGTCAGGTGTTCAGCAACCCTATTTGTACTATCTTTTTTCCCATAAAAACAATGACCCCGTGTCGTCAGTGGTGAAATACAAGTCGCTGAAAGGTAAGTGTGTTAACCTCTTTTTACCATCGGATATGGAGGAGAAAGAAACAAATTTATTCTGTTTGACTTACGTAAGAGATTTCCACGGTGAAAAAACCAGAATACCCTACGATAAAGATAATCTAATGGATGTCTGGAACAAGCAATTACCTGCGTTGGTATTGGATGGGCGCTTGAGTGACTTCAATGAAGTGGTAAAAACCGTTTATAACGAGTACAAACAACTAACTTTAACCGCTTGTGATGTCAGATTGGCTGAGGCCACGAAGATCTGGGATAATGTTGTTTCAAACGGGCTCCTTGATAAAGCACCCTTGCTCAAGAACCGCCCGCCGGATATGAAATTTACCCTTGTAAATACCAGGACCGGCGCAACATTTGGTGACCAGTATGATACTAAAGATATACCAACGCACGTTTTTGCTTTTGTCGCTGGTAAACCTATGTTTATCCGCCTAGACCCTGTAAATATACGCCCAGGTGATGACGATTTTTGGGTGAGAATTTGTAGGGGTGTGGCAAGCAACTATGTCATAGTGCTTCACTCCGCATCCAAATTTATTGATTTGATGATGAGGGATGCATTAACTGATGTGTTGCTTCCTACGTCCCCCGAGAGGTTCTCACTGATTAATGGCGTACCTGGTTGCGGAAAAACACATTTTATTGTCACTACCGCTTCCATAGACGATCTAATGTTGACATCGACTAGGGAAGCGGCCGAAGATCTTAGGAGTAGGGTAATAAAACACAGATACCCGGATGTGACCGCTGAGGTCTTTCTGCAACATATGAAAACGTATGAAAAGAACATCAGAACAATTGACTCATACCTTATAAATGGTAGTAAGGACAAAACAATATATTCAACAGTCTATATGGATGAGGCTCTTATGTCTCACCCTGGTAAAATACTTCTAGCCGCTGAGAAAGCCAAAGCCGTGAAAATAGTCTGTTTGGGTGATAAAAAACAGATCCCATTTATTAACCGATTGAGCGAATTTACAACATCGAAAGCGACAAATTATGATTGGATACGTAATGTAGACCATTTGGATACAACCATACGTTGTCCATTGGATGTGGCCGCCTTGATTCGGAAGAACTTTAAAGTTAATATTTTTTCAGTGAATGTAGAGAGAAACCGCACTATGACAGTAAAACCTATAACTAGCGTTACAGAGGTGCCTATCGATCGTAATGCTGTGTATCTTACATACACTCAATACGAGAAAAAACAAGTATACAATCATCTAAAATCTCAATTAGATAACCCAAAAGTTAATACCGTTCATGAGTTTCAAGGAAAACAGAATAAAACAGTATATATTATCCGACTTTCTATGACTACATCCAACACCATTTATACGTCACCAGAACATGTCCTTGTGGCATTGTCGAGACACACAGAGAAATGCGTGTACTATTGTATAAAAACAATAGGCGAGAAACATGATCACACCCTTAAGTATATTAAAGACACACTGAAGACAACCTTGCAGCAGTTAAGAGAATCAGGAACCACTTTACAGCAATATAACACCAAACAAGACGTCTTGAGGCTGAAGTACTCGTCGTTAAGAGGGGGAGAATTGACAAGGGATGGGATACCTTTAGTAGACAGAGCCTATGTAACAACTAAAAGGGGGCATGCAAACGCCACGTCGCTAGTAGAGGCAGGTGGATGCGATAAGTTGGATTTTCGTCTTTGCCCGTCCGCAAAAGTGAAGAAGAAATCCTTGTTTCGAAGATTCCTATCTATTCGCAAGCATCTTTTTTAGGTGAGATGTTTCCGGATAAATATGATGAACGCTATATCGACGCTATTGAACTTAATGGTATGTACAATGTACAGGCCCCTTTGAAGTTTGAAAAAATGCCAAAATTAGATAACAAACCACCAGAGGAACTAATAGTAGACAGAACCACCAGCATTGATGAAGTTTGTGTAGACGTAATACAAGAGTTTGTAGACAAACAGTACGGTAATACCATCCAAGACACTGAACATCTTAGTGAGCTTGTGCAGTACGGTCCCATAGAGTTAATTCTGGCGAACTGCACAATAGATTTATCTAAACTACACCCCACCAAATACGATAAACTTACAGATGCTTTTGTTAATGTTGAAGCACCACCACGTAAAGTACAACCTGTACTCAGAACTCCAATGCCAGCAAAGCGAGAGAAAACGTTGAAAGAGACGGTGGTGGCATTCCTGAAAAGAAACGCTAATGTCCCGCAGCAACAAGGGTTAAATGATGACGACAGTTTGTCTTCTCTCATGGTACAGAACTTTTCACGTTCGTATTTTGATAGGAACAAGCTGTCGCTGTTACATGAATACTCCAAAAAACCCATCTCGCTATCAGCTTCGGCGATAGAGGCATGGGAAAAGCAGTCGGGGAATAAAGCGGGGTCTTTCCATACATTAGGCATGGCCGAAAAGCCTCTACATAAATATGACTATATGATAAAAACAGATGTGAAGCCTGATCTTACTGTCGCTCATGGAGATTCATATAAGGCATTACAAACCATCGCTTACCACTCAAAACAAATAAACGCAATTTTTTCACCACTATTCAAACAGGCCAGGATCCGTCTATATGAAATACTGTCACCTCGATTCATAATCTTTGGTGATATGTCCGTAGAAGAGTTCGAAAATAAGTTAAACACATGGGAACCCCAGTTAGTAGCAAAATTTGAAGCCATTATGGTGGATATCTCGAAATTTGATAAATCTCAACAGCGAATGATGCGTAAGTTTGAAAAGAAACTGTTCAGACTGCTAGGTTTCCCCGAGCAGCTTTTGGATATTTGGTACAGATGTCACGGAAACACCATTTTAAGAGCGAAAGACGCGGGTTTTAGGGCAAAGATCCAAGAACAGAGAAAGAGTGGTGATGCAAATACCTTTTTCGGCAACACCGTTTTTGCCATGGCTGTCCTTGCTATGGCAGTGGATATGCGTAAGGTACTTTTCGCAGTTTTTGGCGGGGATGATTCCCTCATTGTTGGTAAGGGTATTCAAATCGATAGAAGTGACATTTTTTCAAATACCTTCAATTTGGAGGCTAAGTGTTTCTTTTATAGATATTTTTACTTTTGCAGTAGGTGGATTGTCCCAGTCAATAACAGGTGGAAAGTTGTGCCAGACGTGTTGAAGTTGGTTGTCAAACTTGGCAGAACAGACATTAGAGATCTTATACATCTGGAAGAATACAGACGATCTTTGGCCGATCTTATGGTGAATGCTAAGGATTGGCGTGTAGATGATTATATAGATAAAGGTATGTACGAGATGTATTCCCTCTTTAATCCTGTTAGTGCCATGCTAACTAACCTGTGTAAAGCCATATACTACCCGTCAGAGTTTGCGAAGCTTTTTATTACATCTGAACCTCTGATTTTGGAACCCCGTCACAGAAAAAAGATCGTTATAGCATCCAGCAGCTTGAGAGAACCACTAAGGAATCTTAATATTAACTCTATAGAGGCCACTCCTAGATTGATAGATTTCCTGTCTACTAAACGTGCGTCCGAATTGGGCAACATCTTGTTACTTTTAGACACAAATGTAAGTTACGCTCTTCAATGCGAAACATACTATGTACAACCAGGTAAAGTGGGGGTCGCATCTACAGACTTAATAAGAAAGAAGTTTAATTGGAGAAGTTACGACTGTGATGAGGAAGAAACTAATATTAGTGAGAAAATAGTGATAACGGTAAAGGACATACTGGATAATCAGTAAATTAGGTTACGGTAGTTTTAAATTTTGTTTAAATGAATTACTATCTGAATCTGATTCTTTCAGTTAACTTAGTACTCAATTTTTACATCGCTTTATACATTATATTCAATAATTATCCTATTACTTCAACAAGGGAAGGCTGTATTACATACGACGGTAAAGAATACTGCGTTTCCCATCTTGATTATATTTGTGAAAAATCCTTCTGGACTTGCTCACTGGCCTATCTCTCTTCAATCTTGGCCAAATTATTCTATTATTCTTTGTCCTTCTCTGGTGTTTTTGCATTGATAAAATTCTATAACTATGCTAATGAAAATTATCGTGTTGTCACTCGTTGCATTACTTGTGGTTCAGTCTACAACTCGAAGACCAACGATATGGGAAAAGGTCAAATCTCGCTGGCTTAATTCTAACCAGACCTCGCAGAAAACAACCTCGTCCGTCTTCGTGCCACTGTATTCTAGGGAACAGATACGTGCCACCAATGTGAAATTGCCCGGTACAATGACCAAAGAAGACGCTTCTGCTTCTGGTTCTTGTAACGAGCAAGGTTGCATTGTGGACGTTTCCAAGGAGTTCGAAATGGAGTTTCATACGGGTGCAGTTGCAACTTTTGAACTAGACAGTGGTAATGACGAGCTGGGAACTAAAACTATGTACGTCACGACAAATTATGTTTCTTATAAATACATCCTGGAACACGAATGGGTGCAACCTAAACATAAAGTCTACGCTCTACTTGCTAACGATGATGCAGGCGGCGACGACTGGGACGCGTGTACCGCTAACCAGATATCACCAAATGCCATGACAAACGTGGGGGTTAAACCCCAAGCCCATAAAATTGCCGATTTAAAATACAATAGTGCCAGAACATCTATTAAAGGCATAAGCGACACTTTTAAATGTGGGCATTGGACTATTGATTCCTTGGAATTATGTCAAATGCGCCACGTCGAGCCTGACGCATCATCTTTCATAAACACCTTCAGTGTATCCCCAGACATTTATTTATCTACTACCATTTGTGTTTATTTCGATGGTGAAATAGCCGATGGTAGATGTCTCACCATAAATAATACAGCCGGCGCATTTCCATTAGACTTCCAGTTGGGCGACGGTTCTGTTACCGTAACCATTAAAGGTATTCACGACATCCCTACAGCACCTGTAGGACAAACAATAGGCGTCCACGCCTCCCCCGGCAGGTTCACCATCAGTGACGATGAAGAAATACCGGTTACCTGGTATTGGTTCGATAGGTTGCCGGGCTTTGGGTCGGTTTCCGGCTCGGGCCTTGGCTCGGTTCAATCACGATATATTTCTTACAATTCAAACTATTCTAGGCTTTACACTTCTGATTCACTCCCAGGCATGGCTATCGATTGGTCTCTCCGCGAGTGTGATGATACCCGTTCAAAACCCGTTTCCGCCCATCAAATTTTGTTCCCAACCATTTCGTTTGCGGCTGTCATTGCTGTGATGAAAAGGGCTCTTGGTGGTAAAAAGCGCATGGTCAAAGTTCAACCAGGCGTCTACTTAAAAGCCAAACCTGACCCCAGACTTATTTGTGTGGTGATAGCCGTGGTTGCTGTGGCTGTTATTATAGCTGGTGCAACCACGGCTGCCATCGCCTTAGCTGCAGAGCAGAACAGGTGTTGTATGAACGTGGGCGGATCAACTGAAAATTATGTCGACTCTTTAGTTAGAGACGGTATACCATTACACGAGAAATTTAACATCTACGGACCTCTCCTCACTGAAAAATTAAGGTACGTCAACGGTATGCCCGATACCCCTGCCCTAGTGTTGGAAGGTATCATTGGCGCTACCCTCTCAGCGACTATTGTTGCCAAAGGGGTACAAATTTCTTGGTCCTCTCCTTCCGGCACCATCGCTTCTTGGGATTATAAATACGCAAAGATTTACTCATCAGGATCAAATTCTTACATAGAGGTCGAATTTAATGTCGACGGCCCTGCCGCGGACGTCGTTTTTAAAACTGGTGATGGTTTCTTCATGGCTTTAGCTTCAGACACCTTAACCAACGGCCTGCAAACAAAAACTTACGCAGTATCCGTCAATGATATTACGCAATTAGACCTGCAACTGTGCATCGCTTGGAACGAGGATTCCAGCGATTGCAAGACCCCCGATGACTATGATATTGACGATGGTGAGACCGGTGGTGATCAAAATTCCGATCAGGGTGATGCCGGCACCCATGCGTCTTTTAGCGGCTTTCTAGGACTTAATGTCGGTTTCGCAATATTCTTCATTGTACTCTGGATAGTTTTAGTCGTTTTGATTATTATTTTCGGCTATAAATTTGCCAAATATCTTATTTATTTACTTCTTTTCTGTTCATTTTCTAAGGCCGCCGAAGCTGAGTTTGTATGCGCGGCGCCCTATTCGTACAATAATGTCCTCTACTACCCATACTACCTCCAGCAGATACCGGACCACCTTACTGCTACAATCTTCGTGGCTTCATACGTGTCGGCGTGTAGTACCGATTCTCAACCTGGTGAGTACACCCTATGTTGTTTCGGTAGCGGCACGGTACCGGCTAAAGACCTTTATTACCCTGTTGTCGTCCCAACTTCTAATCTGAGTTTCCAAATATCCTTAGAGGACAATTTGAAACCACCATTTGCTATGGCACCTCATGCACTTATTGTCAGAGAGGCTGGAAAAGAGGCTTGCTTAACCATTAAGGGTACTTTTTGCTTTGAAGGTGATATGGAAATAAAACGTGACCTTTATCAACAAGATTTTCCAACAGGTATTTTTAAACGATTCTCATCAAACGGAGCCCCCATAGCATTGACTAAGGAGTATGACTACGGTCAAATAAATTACGGCGATCTTAACATTGATGATTTTAAGCTCATGGTTGAATGCTACTGGAAAGCATGTACCATGCAGAAATTAAAGCCACTTCTAACTAAGCTCCTTAAGGAAGATGATAAAATCATGGTTTCTAAATATGCCTATTCTGATGTCCCATATCTCGCCTTCTTTTTTCAGGGAAATGTTCTCGTTATAGAAAATTACGATGACACTCCCGTCCCAGAGACAATTCAAATTACATATACCCAACAAATCCCCTTTGGCAAACGTACATTTTACGTTGAAGCTTCACTGGATGGTAATTTTACAATCGAGGACTACAAGGACGTCATAGCATCAGAGCTAGGCTGTGACGACTTTGTCTTAGCCCTCCCTCCTCAGTTCCCGGCCTTCTACTCAAGTAATACACTTACAGCGTCCATAGTGTCTATGAGACCTAAGTGCTTCGGTGACGCTACCGAAAATTTTCCTGACACTCTTCAAGTGAATACCATGACCGATCCCACTAGTGACTCCTTTCTCCCAGTTTATTTGGGTACTTGCCCCTCAGCGCACAGAGCCAAACTTCAATGCAGACGAGCTCTCAACTTGGTATATTGTTATAACGACTATCAACATGCCATAATTGATCAAACCAGAAGTCCTCAACCTCTGTTTACTGCGGATACTTATATCACCATGTCAGTGGAGACTAAATATTTGTGTCTCGACGTTTCTGTCTGCACCGGCCAACCTTATTCAGATGACAAAGGAAGCATTGTTTGTGATGCTGCTTGTTGTCTTCTGTCCAGGGACAGTGGCATAACCCACACCATCCTCAAACCAGGTGCGTCATATACAGGTAAGCATCTTTCAAAGTATACGCTACAACACGTCTCCAAAGACAGAGTTAATATACCTATGACAGCTTCTTTGTCACAATGTAAGACCACTTTCTCTGGCATGTGGGATTGTTTAAATGACCATTTCCCCAGCACTTTTGACAGTTTTATAGTCTGCGTTGTTTTCGCCGTCGTCTTCCTCACTTGTTACATAGCCGTGAAAATCGCAACTGCAATGTCCTCTCGCTTCAGACGTTCTCGTACGTTAGGATCCGGCAGAGCAAAAACAATAGTCAAAACTAACTACGCTAAGCTAAAAACAGTAAAAGCAAAACATTGGTAAAAAGGATGTAGAAGGTAGTTTTAAATATTAATTTAACTTGCTATGCCCCGAAACAACAACGGTCGTAGAGGACGCAGTTCCAGTAGAGGTCCCGGTAATGGTTCCAATAATAGTAATCGCGGTCGTAGCAAAAGCCGTAGTAATGGTAACTCTCGCGGCAGGTCACAATCTAGAAATAATAGAGGGTCTAATTCCCAACAGCGCGGCCGAAGTGCCTCAAGAGCACCTTTAGTTAATGCCATCCAATATAACATCAACAACGGCATCGTCACCGAACGACAGCTTATAGCCATGTTCCGTAAATACGTCGCCACTGGCCCATCCTTGGAATTTTATAAAGAAATACGGGACCTTATGCTTCTTACCGACCGGGCTCCAAAGAAAAACTCGTCGCCTATGATCGGATTCTCTCTCCAGGACATCAAGATAGAAGACACACCATCTTATTCTGCTAAGTTGGTTTTGTACGCTGACGGTGCGAGATCTAAGCTCGTGGATCCGCGCAAATTAAGAACAATGATTGCCACCTCGATAGAACTTTTTGATCGGTATGGTAGAGTTGTTCTCGAGAAAGCGTCCGAAAATAATATTGTTAATAACGACAAAACTTGGGCTCCTATGATAGCTTTGAGGTTGCAACAGGTAAAAGGAGGCTTGATCGGAGAAAGAGCTATTCAAATGGACTCAATTACTAAGACCTTGTTTGAACAGAAAGTAATTTTAAAGAAAGATGAAAAAACGCAAGAAACAAACAACAACGACGAGGAAGAGGGGTAGATTAAGCTAATATTTTTAAATATAATTTATCATAATTAGTAGTTTTGTGATACGACATAAGTAATGTCACTTCCTAGTAATCAACTAGTCACTAAGGTGGAGGGTAAGCTTAAGTCTATTTTTAACAAACATCCTTTCATGCGCGTCAAAGGTGTCGTTGGCACCTACGACAATGTAGAGAAAGGAGCTTTTTCAGTGTCGCTTTCTACCACGCGATACGAGTGGATGTCCGACAAGCCGAATGTACCGGACATTCAATTTTACGACGATACGCTAAGCATTGCGCTAGCAGAGAAAAATTTTGTAATACTTTCTATCAGGGTTATCACGTCGCCCCTTTTCGGCACCGAACACTTTCGTGTTCAAGCTCTCATACGTGTATAGTTTATCTATACCGTCTGAGATTATTTTTCTTTGTTTTCTCAAAAACAAAGTGGTCCTTAATATAATTTTGAACAACAACCACCTTAATATATAAATTCAAACCTGGACGGTTTACCTCAGCTTTACCTGAGGGTTTAATTGACGCCTTGCGGTTCGAATCCGTGGTTCCCTAGC